GGGCCGCCGACGAGCCCGAGGGACAAATTCCCTGGCACCCTTCGCAGCAGCGGCACCGTCTTGCTCCCGGAGCGCAGGGGCAGCGGCGTTTCCGTTACCCTCGGGTACGGCGGGGCAGCCGCTGCGTACGCCAGGCGCCAGCACGAGGACCTCACGTTCGCCCACAAGGAAGGACAGGAGGCGAAGTTCCTCGAGCGACCGCTGCTGGAGATGAAGGACGAAGGGCGTCAGATGATCATCGACGCTATCCAAGAGGAGGAGGAGGAGCAGAGTGGCTCTGGAGGATGAGGTGGCCAACTACCTCGCCGGAGCCGGGCTCGGTCTTACTCTCGGCTCCTCGCAGGCTAACGGTGTTTTCGCGGACCCGTTCCCGCCCGCGGCTCACGATACCTCCACGTGCGTGGTGGTGTACAGCGGGGAGGAATCCGTAAAGGCGTTCGGACCTTCGTTGGTCGCGGACATCCTGGAGAAGCCCAGGTTCCAGGTCATGACGAGGGATACACCCGACAAGGTGAGGGAATGCAAGCGGTTGATGCTGAACATCAACAAGAAGCTGCGCTCGCTCGCTGGGGTAACGCTCACCTCCGTTTTGCCGAACTCGACCGGGTCGGTGAGCTACGCTTACGTGAAGGCTCTCGGACCACCGTTCTTCCTGAAGTACGACGAGGCTCAGAGGGTGGTGTATGCCTGCAACTACGTCGCTCTTAAGGCGGAGTCCCCGTCGTGAGGCAGCAGCTTGAAGTCGCGCTGCTGCAGGCGCGCGCCCTGGTGGCGATGCTGGAAGCGGCTCTCCAGGAGCAGGCTGGAGGGGCGAAGGAAGACGCACCCGCTGGGCCGATCTGCCCCGAGTGCGGTTCCGAGAAAATCGAAGAAAGAGAACCGGCGCACAACGAGAGATGGCGCATCTACTGCAGGGATTGCCGGAGGTTCATTGTAGACACTAAGGAAGGTGCGAAGTGAGGAAGGTGTACGAGCACGTCGGAGAGTGCCCGGTTCGAGTGACTGGGTTGGGGTGGGTTCGGCCGAAGAGCGGTCAGTTCATCGTGGAGATGCTGCCCGAGGAAGAGGCGTTCTTCACCAAGATCGGAGCCATCCGCGTCGTGCGCGAGGCTGCCGAGGGTGAGGCCAACTCCGACCCCAAGCCGGACGGACCCCATGCTCCTCGCGAGTGGACCGAGGAAGAGTGGGACAAGCAGCGCGCCGCTGGGAGGCGGCGCACTTAGGAGGTAACTGATGGCTGTCAAGGTCCTGTACCAGGCCGACATCCTTTTGGACGGAGTGGCCGCTTCCACCGAGTCCAACAAGGTCAAGGTCAGCTACAGTCAAGAGGTCAAGGACTTCACCGCGTTTCAGGACACCAATAGGAAGTACCTCCCTTCGCTCGCGACGGTGCAGGCTTCCGCGGAGGGGTACTACCAGACTGGTGCAGGGCTCACCGTGAACTTGCTGGAGTCCAAGTTCCCGGCGCTCAGCTCCTTCACTGCGACCACCGTGACGATCGGAGACACCACGACGGTCGGAGACTTCGTCGACATTTTCCAGGCGGTGCCGATTCTTTTGGAGTACGCCGGCAAGGACGGTGAGATCCTCCCGTTTAGCTTCGACACCCGCAACGCGGGTGCCCGCGGCGGAGTGAGGGCGACCAGGCTGTTCCGCTCCTCGCTCCAGACGGCTTCCTCCAACCAGGGCACCGCCGTCAACCTCGGGGCTGTGACCGCGACGCAGGGGTTTTACGCCGCTCTGCATATCCTGCAGACGACCGGCACGACGGCCGGCGTGGCGTTCTCCCTCATCAGCGCGGCTTCCTCCAGCCTCACGGGGGCCACGACCAGGTACACGTTCACCCCTGGTACGAGCGCGGTGGGAGCACAGTTCGTGACCTCTACCTCAGCGGGGGCGATCACGGACACCTGGTGGGCGTTGTCGTGGGCCGGATTCCCGGCGGGCGCGACACAAGGGTTCACGGCGTCGCTGAGCGTCGGGATCCAGTAAAGGAGACAACATGGCAGTCACAGTTCTGTACAACCCGCTGCTCACGATCAACGGGGTCGACCTCTCCTCCAAGGCTCTCATGGCCAAGGCCACGTTCGGCCAGGAGGCGAAGGAGCAGACGGCTTTCAGCCACACCAACAGGAACTATCTCCCCGGCCTCGGTACGCCGAGCGCGGAGATTCAGTTCTACCTCGACCGCGCGAGCGGCAGCGTCATCCAGACGCTGCGCCCGCTGATCACGCTCACCACGAGCGGGATCTTCACGATCACGATGCGCGCGAGCAACAGCGCCGCGACCACCTCCAATGAGGTGTACTCGATGAGCGCTATTATCCAGGGGACGTTCGAGACGATCAGCGGTAAGGTCGGCGACGTGGAGACCACGAACGTCAAGTTCGCCTGCGCCTCCGGCACCGGCTGGTCCGTGGCCACCACGAGCTAGTAGGGAGGAACGATGTCGACGACGGCGAAAGAATTCACGCTCATGCTCGACGGGCAGCCCAGAAAGCTGCTCTACACGATGGACGACCGGGAGGACATCGAGGAAATGTTCCCCGGCCCCGACGGGACTCCGGCGAACCTCGGGAGGCTCGTGGCGAACCACGTTGTCTCCCACGGTTCCTTCAAGGTCCTCGCCACCATCACTTGGGCCGGGCTCCGCCACCTCGGGAACTCCTGGACGCTCGGAAAGGTGAAGGAGCTGCTCAGCAAGGAAGTCCAGAACGGCAATAACCTCCACAAGTTCGTGCAGCCTGTGGCGAAAGCCGTTATGGCGAGCGGAGTGCTGGGCAAGCAGTACGACGTTTCGGACGAAGAGGGAAAAGTCTAGAGCCCGGTAGCGCGGAGTCTGTCCGAGGCGACCTCGATCTAATCGCGGCTCGCCTCGGGATACTCCCCCGAGATCGGGATCAAATGAGTCCAGCGCAGTTGCTGGACTTGTGGCACGGGTGGCAGTGGAGGCGCAGCAGGGACATGGAAGTCCTCGCGGTCGCGGTGCTCTGGATCCGCTCGATGCTGGACGGTGAAGTCGACTTCGATAAAGTCCTCGCCACGTTCCCCGGGTACGATGACGAACGCTCTCGACAAACTGGCTGGAGCATCTACAAGTGAGCGGTGAGCTCGACCTCTCAGGCAAACTGGACGCGGACGTAGGTCCGTTCAAGGCGGCTTTCGAAGACGCCGTCAAGTCGATGGAGACGTTCGCTCAGAGCAGCGAGAGGAGCGCTAAGGCGCTCGAGGAACTGGTCGAGAAACTCGATAAAACCGAAGAGAGCCAGGACAAAAACTCCAAGAAAACGAAGGAGCACGAGGGTGCTCTGGGTCAGCTCAAGGATAAAGTAGTCGAGCTAGTCGCCGAGTACCTGCTGCTCAACGAGATCGTCGGCACCGTCACGGAGTCGATGAAGCTCTACGGTGAGAAGCAAGACGATATCAACAAGCTCTCCATCGCTCTGGCCAACCAGGGCAAGTACACAGAGGAAACTGTCTCTGCGTTGAGAGAGTACGCCGACGCTCTGGAAGAGTCTACGGTGTACGACGACCACGCCGCCCTCTCGGTCGCGACGTACTTCGCCAACCTCGGGATGACGAAGGAGCAGATTAAACAAGTCACTGCGGCGACGGCTGACTACGCGGCGGCCACCGGCAAGAATCTCTCCGAAGCTGCCCAGCAGGTGGGCAAGGCGATCGAAACGGGTGCCTCCAAGCAGATGGCTCTTTACGGCATCGAGCTGGACAAAAACGCCTCCGCTTCCGAGAGACTCAAAGAGGTCAGCGAGCAGCTCCACGAGCACTTCAAAGGGAGCGCTGCTGCGGCGGCTCAGACCTACACCGGGCAGCTCAAGCAGCTCCAGAACGCCGAGGAGGAGGCCAAAGCTTCGTTCGGGTTCTTCTTGACGCAGCTCGCCACCCCTCCGACAGGCGCGATGACCGGGTGGATGAAAGACCTGGAGAGGTACTTCCGCCAAGACATGGTCTTGGCTCTTTCTGAACTGCGCGCCCAGATCCTCGAGTGGGTCGCCACCATGGTGGAGGGTTTCGCCAAGGTTCAGGAAGCGTGGGCTCGGTTCAAGTACGCGACGCACCTGGGCGGAGACGACGTGTTTAACGACAGTCAAGGTGCTAAGGACCTGGCCGCCTCTCTCCGCTTCCAAGCCGGGCAAGAAAGGAAGTCTGGGGACGACGCGTTCATCAAAGGTGTTTCTGGAACTGTTAACCCTACGAACGGCGTTGACAGAGGGTTGCTGGACGCGAGCGCCGCTAACCGTGCCAAAGAATCCTCCAAGATCATGCAGGAGGCTCTGAAGCAGTTGGACGAAGAGGCCATGAAGACGTTCAACGACA